TATCATTTAATATATCTTTTTTTGATAACAACGTTTTCAACATCACATATATGTATAAATGATTATTATCAGTAGATTTTATTAAATTTAAGATTGAGAAGATATAGTAATTTTCGTTTTTAATATTATTATCATTTGAATTTTCTCCAAATAAATCCAGTATATTTTCCATATCTGCCATTTTTTTCTATATTATAATATATAATATGTCTATAAATGATTTTATAAATACGAAAGCATTATTAATATCATTATCACTAATCATATTTATACAATATATTATGGAAGATAATCTAAGTAAAATTATAATAAAAAATTAAATAATATAATATATAATATATAATGAAATTAGAACAAGTCTTAAAATTACTAATATCAATCATAGCTGGAGCAGGGATGGGACATATCCTATATAGAAATATTGATAATGATTTAATAGTTATAAGTGATTAGTTTAAATTTTCATATAATAATAAAAATGATTATATAAAATGAACAATCCACAGAATTCAGATCAGGGTATAACAGGTATAGACGAATTGCTACGTATGGGTAGCAATTCTGATATAGATAACTCTACTGTAGATTCAATTCTTGCAGAGTTGTCTCAGGACAAAAAAAATGAACAAATTGTACAGACGAATCAACAGCAGCAACAACAACATCATCAGCAACAACAGCATCAGCAACAGCATCAGCAACAGCATCAGCAACAACTACAACATAGACAGATGATTCAAGAACAACAATTAGCGATTGAAAATCTTGTGAAACAGAATAAACATAAAGATAATATATTACAACAATTAAAACAAAATGATAATAATAATAATAATAATAATAATAATAATACATTAGATAATAAAAATATTAATTATGACATTTTATCGGAATTAAAACCGACACTTATAAATTTTACTATAGTAATGATATTAACTTTACCAGTAATAAATAAATTTATATGTAATTCTATAGGTATAGAAGAGAATACTATATATTCTCTTCTAAGAACATTTATAATATGCATCATATTTTTCTTAATAAATAAATTTATTAATTAATGTATGCATTACCTAACTGGCCGCCTAAAATATGGTAAAACTTAATAAATTCGGCATACACGGCGACTTTTTTACCATTATCCGTATTTCCATCGTTATCTGTAATACGAATTTTAATTTCAGTCCCAGCAGATAGGTGGCCGTTAGGTTGACCTACTTCGAGGACGTCCAGACAAAACGGATAAATTCCTATGGAATCCCAATAGCCTGCACTTTCGGTATTAGTATCAGTATCTATTAATTTCCTACCAAAACCAGGGTATCCTGATTTATATATATTATGTTTAGTGAAAACTGATAAACTATTATCACCGCTGCTATGTACATTATCTTGTCGGATTAGTAATTCTATCTTCGCTATATTTTCCGATATACTGTATGGGGTATTACAACTCATGGATGCAGAAGGGATAAAATTACTTGGTGGGACCCCTATAAAAAATAATTGACGAATTGGGTGAGTGGCATTGTATCTATCATCCGTTATGCCTATTAATTCTTGTATATCGTAATATATATATGGTTCTTTATTATTCAAAACCCTTGTTCTTTCTTCTAATGATAAATTAACATATTCAATATTTATTTGACTATTGAGGACGAGGGGTGTTGAAACGGGTGACGTACAATATTCTTTCATTGGATTATATATGACTTCTATTACTATGTTTTGATTATTAACTGCTACAAACGGGAACGAATTTCCATATGATTGAAAACAATGAAAATTTGGGTACGTGTAGAACATTATAGTCATGTCTTTACCAAGTACCTTAGACCCTGATACACCGCCTGCACAGGTACAGATATTATAGTTACTACCAGTTACACACATCCCTGAAGTATTAATAATCGGAGGCACGGAAGAACCATTATATACGGATGGTATGTAATTATTTGATAATTCAGCATGGGCCTCTAATAATAAACCATCCACTGAATATAATGTATTAGTACCTACTTTGAATTGAATGGAATTAATTATTGTTGCGCCTAAATTGGCATAGAACTGGTGTGGCAAAGATGCATCTAGACCGGGGGCCGATATGTCGTAGTTGATTTTGTTCTCCAAAAAAATATTTGTGATTAGATCGAACGTCCCCTTACCAATGGGTTGTTGATGTGTTAGCCCGCTATCATCTGTTTTAATAATCTGTGTGGGATATGATTGTAATCCTTTATAGAAGTTCGTGTGTCTGCGATAGACGGCCTTGAAAAACGTAATCTGAGGGGACCCTGTTAGCTTGAGATCCATTTCACTATCCATTTTAAAATTTGTTAACGGCATACTCTATATATATATAATTTATATAAATAAAAAACTATAAAAAACCATAAAATCTGAAATTAATTAATATAATTTATTTTAATGTCTTCATCTGTAATTGTTAAAATATTATATGATATTATATATAATGTAATATGAAGTTTAGGTGTAGTAATATTGTGTATTTTAATACTAACATTATTTTTATTAGAATTTATAGTACCAGTTGGTGTATCGTTATTATTTGATTCTAATCCGAAAGTATATATTGCTATACTATCATCTGATATAATATATTTATCTAAAGAACCATTATACAGTTTTCTACCCCCTCCTATGAGATTATACCTTCTAATATTGTGTTTTGTAAAATAATGATAAGATTTAGGTTCAAAAAATAGTAAATTATCATTAATGGATATATTATAGGATAAGTTAGTACCACTAGGATTTTTCCATATTATAGATTTAATATTACCAGCTATATTTGGAATAGGGAAATCATGGTATCCTTCATTACTGAAATTTATAATTACTTCTTTTACTTGTTCTATAATGTATTCATTTTTTGACAACTTAAACCTACCATATTCCTCTTCACTAAGAAATATATAATTTAAAATGAAATTAAACTTCGCCTTAGTAAATGAAGGATTACTAGTGAACCTTATTTTTAAGGGAGAAGTTGAATGGAACAAAACATATGGAAATGAATTTGATGTCTTAGATGAAAAACTAAACGGAATTGGCAGTATAACTCTTAATATATCAACAGTTGTCAGTGTAAGCTTATTATGATTGTATACACCACCACTAAGAGACATATTCTGTAGTAAGTTTCCAGTATCACATACTATATGATTGTTACCATCTTTCTTATAAAAACTATGTAATGACCTGGTATTATTTAGTTGATAATATATTTCAATATATGATCCGCTCAATTTTTCACTAAATTTACTGTCTACAAATAACGTTATATCTTGTAATACAGTGGTCCCTATATTATCAGGCAGTTCTAACGTCGGAGGGTATGTGATTTCACTTATTTCAAGGTCTATGCTTTCTATTAGATGACCATAATGGGGTATTGTGATATCTTGATCAGGAGGTTTTTCCTCAAGTCGTATACGCTCGGACCAAAATTTTGAAAATCTTCTATAAACAGATGTAAAGAAAGTAATTTGTGGGTTGCCCGTAAGAGGTATATCTGAAAGATCTTTATTAATTAATTTCATTATATATTTATATATTAAATTATATTTAATATATATTGAATAAACAAATATTAATTATATATTATAATATTTACATATAAGCTATATTTGCACTGCCGCCCATTATTCTAAGTATGTTATAATTGATCGCGTATATATTAATTGGTGTTAAATTTAGTTTCGAATGAGACTGTCCTTTATAACGATGGAGATATACTCTATCTATATTAGAAAAATTACAAGTTCCTGATGGTTGATGTTCTTCAGGTTTAAGAGCAAAGGAATACACCGCAATACTATCTGGAGAACAGACTGAACCGTATCCAGAATGATATGTATGGACATTATTACGTGTATAATGTTGTAGAGGTAATTCACTAGTCCTATTTATATCGTTGATTGTAATCATCCAATTACAGTCATCCAATGCCCTAGGAGTAGACGGGCCTAATAAACCTACTACGAATTTTCCATCATTAGTGAATGAACCATTCGTAGTAGGTTTATATTTACCTTCTGTACCGGGTCCAATGGATGAATCGGCCATTTTCTCACCGAATCCTAAAGAATAACTAGAATTTAGTATAGTACCACCAGCTATATTATCCTTATAGCCTGGTTGAAAATATGCGCCACTAGGGTGGGCCAGTATGCCATTGTTTAATTGTGAATTTCTAGTTCCAGTAATCTGCGCACTAGTATTATCCGCATATTGAATATCTTGTTTTTTATAGGGTTTACCACACCATATAATTTCCTTTACAGGATGATGAAAACTAGATAAATCTATAGATACCTCATTATGATGACCATCTTTCCATTGTACTTGTTCTATTAAATATTCATGTGTGATTTCTGCGAATCTTCTACGTTCATCAGTATCTAAATATATATATAAACATTGAATATCTATATCGAAATTCATTTTATTATTTGCACTATCTCTGATTGGTTTCAAACCCAATGGGTCTTCTTTAGTGCTGAATGCATTAAAGCAATTCTGATTGTTAGAGTAATTACCATTAAACGCTAAATAATTACCTGTTGTATTTTCACCATTATAATATGTACTTTGAGTCCAATATGCCGCCGGTTCGCTACTGAAAACTATTTGAAAATCTACATCAGATTTTTGTAAAGCTATTAAAGGAATAGATAATCCTGGATCCTTTGAAAACCAGAAAGGTATATCTAGAGTACATGTACCTAATATTGACCCTGTAGATAAACTTTTTTTAATATTTGCTATACTCGTGAGCATACCTGATGCATTTATATTATCATATACGGCTGAAGCAGATTGACCACCCACTTTCGACGCATTTAGCGTAGCTGCGGTTATATGAAAATCACTACAGGAGGCATTTGCGTAGGGTTTACTCGTATTTCCGTACGGGGGAGGGAACGTATTAATTGCTGATGTCCCTGCTTTCTGGGTATATCTATCATCTAATACTGATCCTTCAGTAGATTGTGCGTTTTCGAGCGTTATCGTTTGTATTTCTTGTAAATATGTCGGTTCAGCATAGCATCCTCCACAACGTGATGTCTTTTGAAATTTAGTAGGTGGATAGGACAGGCCTGTCCCTAGTATGTTTGTTAATTTATTTAACCTATTATTAAAATAAAAATTATAGGGTAGTGAATCTAGATTAGTTGAATAAGACCCGCTAAATTTACAAGCAGTCGCGGTCGAAATGTCTGAATTGCTAGCTAAATGTGATAAAGATATATTATCCATATGTGTTATATTACATATCGTTCCATTTGGATTTGGTTTAGTAAGTTCATACCATGCTTCAATAAAATGGCCGTACTGTATATCAATTTGATAACCATTTATATATAATGATGTAGAATCTATTAAGGCAGTAGTAGGATTGGCTAATCCATGTCCTAAATAAATATTATTAGCTTTGTATACTAAAGAAACTTTATGAATTAAATCTCCTAGTTTATTTATATTAACATTTGTGGTTGACCCAAAACCAGGTTTTTTAATTGTATATAATATTATATCATC